CATAAGTATTTAGTTAATCACTAAAAGAGTGCATGAGAAAAAGAAAGCACCCGAAGGTGCTTTCCTACTATTTTGGGTGATAAGGTATAGCTACCTCATAGCGGTCATGCCGCTAATGCGAACTTCTCGTCTGCATTTATATGTTTTGCTTGATTTACGGTCATCGCCTACCGGTAACTCCACTTTCCTACTTGTACTCCTGTCGATCCTATTTCCGCCCCATCATAAACACACTACCAAGTATATGCAACCTGTACCGCGTTGGAATCTATGATCCCATCAGTGTGTTTATGGTGGAGCGGGCCGGTACCGCCCCGGCGTCCAAAAGCCTTTTAGTCTGCTTCAACGTTACGATTATATTTATAACATCAAGCAGCGACTTTGTCAAGTCTGTCGATGCGTTCTTCTGTCTCTTCTGGTTTGTTGTCTGGGCGAATAGGTTCTAACCAACTATCAGCAATGTATGCCTGTTCGGCATTTCCATATAAGTTGCTTAAACCGTGTGGAGCATTGATCCACCAGTAGTGATCGTGTACAGGGCACATACAAGAAACACCTTTAAAATCAAAACTTTCGCCTTGTTTAAACTTGCCAATGTACTCGCTGACAATAACTATCTTTCCAATATTCTCCGGGCGGAGTGAAAAGATAATTTTAGCCATGTCTCCTGTTTCACACTTCAATGTCTTTTTCCTTTGCAAGAAGTTTTGTGTTAAGCAAAAAGTTTTCTACTGTTAATTTTGTAATTGTGGATAGCAGAATAATTTTATCTTCTTCTGTGTATTCTTCTTTGTCAAACTGTTCAAGAATACTTGCGCCAATCATTTTAAATGCTTCTTGTTTACCAACACTTAAACGTCCAAAATCAATTGGATCTCCTTCATTTACTTCCATTGCAATATCAATCAAAAGATCCAAATCAATTTTTCTCATTTTAGCCATGCTATTTTTTCACCTGCTTCTTTACGTCTTGTGTATTCTTCTTCGCTACCTGGATAACGCCATCCCCATATAACAACTAATAGCATAAAGCCTGCTGTCCAATAGATAGCTTTTAAGTTACCTGTTGTAAACCACATAATAGCAAGACTTGATAACATTGTCAATATCATAAAATATTTAAATTTGGTAGGAAAGATGCGTTTGTCTTGCCATCCGGTTAGGAATGGTCCAAAAATCTTGTGGCTGTATAACCAATTGTGCATACGCTCGCTACTTTTAGAGAAACAATATGCTGCAATAACTGCTGGAGTGCTCCATGGCAGTCCCGGAACATAAACTCCAATAAAAGCAATACCTACAAAGATAATGCCGGCAGTAAACCAAAGTGCTTTTTTAATATCTATATTATTCATGTTTATCCTGTTATTTGTGGCAAATTGCGGACACCGCCAATGCCGAGATCTTCATCAGTAAATCCGCCTTCAGGAATTAAACCGTCAAAATAAGAATCAGTTACACTAGGTGGTTTCTTATTAGGTAGATTTCTAAGTTCTATTGATATAGTTTTACCATCAACTGATGCTTCCCTCATTATTCCTGAAATGTCATCGTAATACTCATATGTATAAAGTGTTCCTGTCTGAAACGCATTCAGTGTTCCATAGAAGTTTTTTGATTTCCCTCCATATACTGTGAAATAATTTCCTTTATAGATCCAGCCTCCAGTAGCACCGTTATACTTAACTACTGTAGCATCGTATGCTACAAGATCGCCGTCCATTAATTGATCAGTGCGAGTTTTCTCAAACTCATATGGATATAATGCTCGATTTCCGCCCAGGTAACCTCGAATTGTTTCTGACAGAGTCGTTAGTGCTAAATCTTTCTGCCAAGCATTATAAACTTCTTTATGAGCATCATTAAATTTGTTATAATGTTCTAACCTTAATTCATATTCTAAATAATATTGACTGTAGTAGAACGAAGGATCCCATTCACGCTTCATTTGTTTTATAAGAGCTTTTTCTTCGTCTGTTCTTGTTCTTCTATCTCGTTTTGTTTTTAGAATGTTTTGAGCTTCTAAACGTTTTGCCCAAATAGTGGGTCCTAAGAATTCTTCAAATTTCTTATGTATAACTTCTTCGTTATCTTCTCTTTTAATTTCCTTATCTTCTGGAAAGCCCATAAACGTATTAAACTGTGCTCTAGCCTTCAACTTTACTTCTTTCATCTTGTCTACTTCAAGTTGAGTTACTTTTGAAGCAACATCAGTTACTGGAACTTCTCCTGCCTTTTCTAATGAAATTTGCGTTCCTACACTATTAGATGCCCTATTATTATCTGGTTCTTTTTGTACAACATTTGGAACTTTTGGTGGTGGGGATTCCATAACTTTAATAACATTCGCAGCATTAAATTTACTTAAATCGATAGTGTCAAAGATTGTTCCACTCACTGCTTTTGATTTTGGTTTCGATAACATCTGCAACGTACCTTCTGCTTTTAATGTTGCAATAGCATCTGATTTTTTTGCACTGGCTGTTTCTGCGCTTGCCGCAAACGCTGCTACTAATCCTCCGCCTAACAAAGAAGTTACACTTTCAAAGTCTCCAAGTGCTGCCATTTTTGCTGCATTGTCTGGGTTAGAAGTAAATGCAGCATAGTCTGCTTCAAAAGTTGCAACAGCAGCATCATATCCAGGTAAAGTCGTTCCGGTGTATTCTGCCATTTCAGCTGCAAAGGTTGGATTTGGTAATGTAACTCCTCCCACACTAACTGATTCTATCGGAGCCGATGGTAAACTAGGTGCGGTTGGAATACCTGATTTAAAACTTGACAAAGCACCCGTCATATCTGAAAAATCTGGAATTCTAGGTTCACCTGCATTTGGTGCTCTTGCTAAAATAAATTCGTCTGTTGGGTCTGCTTTACCTAACCAACGTTGATCCTGTTCAGATAATTTCCCCCATGCTGCTGCTTTTTCTGAACCAGCAGGCCAAGGATTAGTTAGAGGAGTAGTTGTATCAATTTTAGGTTCAACACCAAATTTTTCAGTTATACTTCCTGCGGCACCTGTAATAGTAGAAACAGCATTCTTTAAAGAAGACTGAATATCTGCAATTGGCGATAGAGGTGCCAATGCATCGTTAATCTCTGCATCTGATAATTCTCTTCCTTGAGATTTTGCTAGTCTTGCTTTTTGTGCAATTGATGCTTCTGCAATGGCTGCGTCCATCATCGCCGTACCTTTTGCATTTTCTACAGTAGCATTCATTTCTGCAATCTGCTCTTCATCAAGTCCAGCTGATGCTAGACTGTTTATCTTAGCACCTATATTTTTAAATATAGATCCATCTTTTACAGATTGTATCATGTCACTAAAACTTGGAAGTTGACCTAACGCCGCTGACTTATTTGCTGCTTGTGCTGCACCATAATCTGGTGCTCGCAATAATATATATTCATCGGTAGGATCGGCGTTGCCTAACCATTTCTTATCTCTATCTGATAATGCTTCCCATGCTTTGGCTTTTTCAGAGTCGGTGCCAATCCAAGGGTTAACTAACGGTCCTTCTGGAATATCCATATCAATTCTCTACATTGTCTGATGCTGTAATCACAACATGCTCTCCATCACCTTCATTAATTACTCCAATATCGCCTATTCTGTGAATAGGCATGTGTTCTGCAAAAACAGTATCAGAACCAGTTATTGCAGTTGTAGTATGTCCGCAAGATGTTTCACCAATTGTTCCAACAATTGTTTGTGGAAGATGATTTGTAAAAACCGTTTGTGCTCCAGTCATATGAAGAGTAGTATATTCTTTTGGTGAGCCGCGAGGAACATCAGGATGTCCTGCTTTACAATATCCGTGTCCTAAATCATTTACTCTGGAACATTTTGGCATTATATTGTTTCTATTCCTGTAGTATTAGAAATATATTGTTTTGCCATCTCACCTTCTGTTTTTGTGATACAAGTAATATTGGAATTATTGATCTTTATCTTTGCATCTGGGCTGATGGTAAACATAAAAGGAGCCAAACCAAGACCTTGTTGAGTTGCTGTAAGCATTAATGGTTTAACTAATGTTACGCTATCTGCACCTTCTTGATCCAAGCGTGCGATAACTTCTTCTCCTGAACTTAGCTTTAAAGAAACAGTATCTCCAGCTCTATACGATGTGTCAATTAACATTAGATTTATACCCCTTGTGTGTTAAAATATTCTTGGAGATTATCGAAACCTCCAACGTATTTACCGTTCACAAATATCTGTGGAACAGATCTTGCAGATGGTACTGCTTCGAGCAACTGCTCTTTAGTCCATCCATCTGCAAGATTTCTTTCTTCAAATTCAATTCCTTTTGACTTCAATAGCATTTTTGCCTTATCGCAAAAAGGACAGGCAGGTTTACTCCATACTATGGTTTCCATATTTTCTCCGTATTAAAATAGTATAATTATATAGTTGGTAGAGCGTCGTAGTCTAAATTTTCACTCATGACGCCAATAACGTAGTTAACAGATTCGTTCTCTTGTAATGCTGTTTGTTTTTTGTGTGTATCGCTATGCTTATTGAACCAAGGAATAGGAGTAGTTTTTGGAGCATTACCTCTATATTTGATTCCAATTTCTTTAAGTGCTTCTTTAGCAGTGTAGTCAACAAATTCTTTTAAGATATCCGAATTAAGACCAATAACTGGTCCTTTATGAAACAAGTAATCTGCCCAAGATTTTTCTTCACGAATAACATCTTCGTACATAGCATATACTTCTTCTTCGCACTCTTTTGCGACTCTTTTAAAACGCTCATCTTCTTTAACTACTTGATTAATTAAGTATGCAGTCCAGCCTTTGTGTAGCAATTCGTCCTGAAGAATAAGACTAATAATGTTACCATTACCAATAAAGATTTTATTCTCAACCATCGCCAACGATGTAGCAAACGAAACCATAAAGCGAAACGCTTCTAGTCCGTATGACGCATGCAATGCTAACCAAATTGCTTTGATGTGATCTTGTTCTTCAACTTTATGACCTAGTTCTTTTTTCATGTTAATAACATGCAACTTATCGTAATAGTTTCCAATAGTACTTGCCATGCTAATAATTTCATCTGTTTCATGGATAGTATTAAAGATTTCTTTAGGTACATTATAAATGTTACGAATAATGTGACTGTAAGAGCGTGAGTGAATATTAGTTTCAAAGAACGTCCAGTTGTATACAAGTGCTTCTAGTTCTGGCAGGGATACAACAGGTGTAAACACTTGGCTAGGCGCACGACCTTGCAAACTGTCTAAGGCGGTCTGACGCAATAGGTTACTAGTAAAGATGTGCTTAACTGCATCACTTGCATCTTTAAAGTCAGCCGCATCTTTAGTTAAACTAATCTCTTCAGGTACCCAAAAGAAACCACGAGCCGTAGTTTCAAAGTCTTGAATCTTAGGATATTTAACTTCTTCAAAACGTTGAATAGTTACAGGTCCTGCTTCGTCAAGAAACATCTTGCGGTTAAGGTAATCGGTCTTGTGTGTTAAATCGTACTGTTCTTTACTCATAGTTTACATGCCTCGCAATCATCTTCTAAATCATAATGGTCGAATCCATTAACGTGACCATTAACTGTCGGAACTCCGGCGTTGTCTTGGAATTCAATGCCGTTAACATTTTCTGCTTTAGAACCTGCTTTGTTAATTAGGCTATAATAGAAAGTTTTAATTCCCCATTTGTGTGCTAACATCAAGTTAGTAGCAATAAGTGTAGTTGGAACTTTCTTATCTGCATAATGTGCTGGATTGTAGAATGTATTAGTGCTAATACTTTGATCTACATAAGCAGACAACACCGCCGCTGTTTTTAGATATTCTACACAATCAGTTTGTTCCCACATTAACTGATATGCTTTTCTAATTCTATTATTATGATAATCTGGAACAACTTGAGTAAATGATCCTGCTTTAGATTCTTTAACAGTGATTAAACTCATTGGCATTTCGATGCCGTTAGTTGAATTAATTACAACGCTAGAACTTTCAACAGGAGCGATAGCCATTTGTGTAGCATTACGAACACCATGCTCTTTCATTTCGTTACGCAATCCTTCCCAATCAAGTTCTTTACTTGGAGTAAAGTCCGTTAACTCATTAACACCTTCTGCTCTGCGTTCCCAAGGAAAAACTCCCTTCCCATACCAAGTCTTATCACTATCACCACATGCGCCACGTTCTTCAGCAAGTTCAACACTTGCTTGAGTTAAGTAGTACGCTTGATGCTCCATCCACGTTTTAACATCTTCTAGTGCTTCTTCGTCGCCATACTTATAACCACGCTTTGCATGCCAATAAGCCAAGTTTGTAACTCCGATGCCGAGTGGGCGAATTTCTTCGTTGCTTAGTTTACTCTGCACAGACAAGAAATCTTGGTAGTCTAAGATATTATTAAGACTGCGATTTAATATGCGGCAAGCACGTTTCATATCTTCTGGATTACGGAAAGCACCCCAGTTGATCGATCCCAGTGTACATAACGCTATACGTCCGTCCTCGTCATCTAGTCTCTTAAACGGACGAGTCGGTAATAGGATCTCACAACACAGGTTGCTTTGATAAATTGTGTGATACTCAGGATCAAAAGGTCCTTGGTTCATTACGTTATCA